TTGACAGAGACTTTTGGAAAACTAAATAGTGGATTATGAAGAAAAATACGAGCAATTACAAGCTCTAAAGAAACTTAAGAATAATATGGCTTTATTTGGAAAGCATTGTTTTCCAACTGCTTTAAAAAAGACTACTCCTCCATTTCATACTAATATCTATAAAGATTTAGCAAGTGATGAAAAAAAGAGAGTATTAATAGCTGCCCCAAGGGGAACAGCTAAGTCTACAGTAACTACGCTTATTTATCCTTTATGGAAAGCAGCATTTAAAAAATCTAATGAAGATTTATTTATAGTTATTATATCGGAGTCACAAGCTCAGTCTATTAACTTCTTATCTAGAATCAAATATCATTTGACATTTAGCACTCAATTTAAACAAATATTTGGAGACTTGGGGCCTGAAACTGCTACTAGATGGACACACACAGATATTATACTAGCGAATGGAGCTAGAATGGTAGCGGTTGGAACAGGTCAAAGAGTTAGAGGTTTCTTACAAGGCGATACTCGTCCTAACTTAATTATAGTAGATGACTTTGAGTCAGAATTAAATGCTTTTACTCCAGAAGCAAGAGCTAAAAATAGAAAGTGGTTGACAGAAGCAGTTATACCTTCTTTATCAGATGATGGTAAAATAGCTATGATTGGAACGGTTATATCAGAGGATTGTTTTTTATGCTGGGCAAAAGAGTCAAGTGCTTGGAACGTGTTGTGGTTTTCTATATGGGATGATGATGAAAAGAGCATATGGCCTGAAAGATTCCCTAGGGAAAGAATTTTAAGTATAAAAGAAGAATTTAAATCAGTTGGGAACATAAATGGTTTTTTCCAGGAGTATATGAATATAGCTCAATCTCCTGATGATGCTCCATTTCAACCTGCTTGGATTAAAATACATAATTGGGAATATAAAAGAATACAAGGGCAAAATTGTTTAGTACAAAATTACGGAGAAAAGGAGAATGAAAAGATTAAGCCTGTTGAATTATATACTGGGGTTGACCCTGCAAGTTCTTTGTCTGCTAGGGCTGACTATTTTGTTATTGCTACTTTGGCAATTGATAACGAAAATAATAAGTATATTATGGATATAACCAGAAAAAGGGTTTCTCCAGCAGAACAACCTCAATTAATAATTGATGCTTATAAGAAGTATAAACCTCGTAGAGTCAAGGTTGAGACAGTGGGGTATCAAGAAGCTTTACGAACAGCTGTAAGGGAGATAATGAGGGAGGAGAACTTATATATACCAGGATTAGAAGCAGGTGTCAAGCCTAGAAATTCTAAATCAGAAAGGTTGCTTTCTTTGGTTCCTTTATTGGCTAAAGGGCAATTTTATTTTAGAGCAGAAGACACACACGCGCAAGGAGAATTTCTGTCATATCCCAAAGGAAAACATGATGATATAATGGATGCGATATGGACAGCTTTAGATGGAGCAAAACCTTGCAGAAGAAAGGATTTTGAAAGAGTTCCAGAAGAGGATTGGAAAAAAGATAAGAAATTCCTTGATTGGATGACAATATAAGTGGTAAATTAAGCAGATGGCATATAATAAAAAAGACAATTTAGACAATGCTAAAGACATAGTTGATGAAACTCATGATTTGTATCAGAAATATTCATCAAAAAGAGATAACTGGGCTCAACACGCAAAAGAAGATAAAGAGTTTAGATTGGGTAGACAATGGTCTAAAGAGCAGAGGGAAACTTTAGAATCCAGAGGACAAGCTCCTATTGTAATAAATAGAATACATCCTGCTGTAGAATCAGCTAAAGCGATGTTAACAGCTAATCGCCCTAGCTTTAGATGTGCCCCAAGAGAAGATTCAGATAATAAAGTTGCTCAAGTTATGAGTAATTTATTGGCATACATGTATGACGTATCAGATGGAAGGTCTGTTGTTAGACAAGCAGTAGATGACTACTATGTGATGGGCATTGGGTTTATTCACGTATATCAAGACCCTATGATGGATATGGGAAAAGGTGAGGTTTGTTTCCATGACATAGACCCTTTAGATGTTTATGTAGACCCTAATGCTAGAAGTAGGTACTTTGACGATGCTGAGAATATAATTATATCAAGGTTATTTACAAAAGACCAAGCTAAAAAGCTGTGGCCTATGTATGAAGAGAAGATTGAAAATGCTGGAGCTGGTAATTGGAGTAATGATTGGAATGCTCCTGCAACTCAAAGAGAAGACGACGGAGAAGTCACTTTTCCAGAAGATGTTGGCAGACTAGACAATCAGGATTACATAAGAGGCTATGAAAGATATTATAAAGTAGATGTTACAGAATATCGGATTTTTGAAAAATTTAGTGGTACTGAAGATTTGTTAGATGAGAAAGCTTATGCAGAGTATGTTAAGAAACCTGCATTTATTTTAGAAGGCCAGCTTATAACAGACCCTCAAAAGGCTAAAATGTTACATCAGCAATTAATTGACCAAGCTATGCAGAATTATACTAAAGAGATTGGAGAAATGGAAGAGGCTGGAATGGACATGGAAGCAATAGAGTCTGTAAAGCCTAAAGAAATTCAATTTAAAGAAATAACCTTTCAAGACTTAATAATGCAAAAACAAATACAAGTTGTAAGGATTACTAGTAAAAAGGTCAAACAATGTGTAATTATAGGCGATACAAAATTATATTCAAGGATTTTACCTTTAGATAAATATCCTATAGTGCCTATTATGAATATACATACTAGAACTCCTTACCCTGTTTCTGATGTTAGAATGGTAAAAGGATTACAAGAGTATATAAATAAAACACGCTCTTTGATAATAGCTCATGCTACTACAAGTACAAACACTAAAATACTTGTTCCTGAAGGTAGTGTTGATATGAAAGATTTTGAAGAAAGATGGGCTCAACCTGGAGTAGCTATTCCTTACGACCCGACAGATGGAGCGCCTATGCCTGTTCAGCCAACTCCTCTTTCAAATGAATTATATCAAAATGAAACTACTGCAAAAGCAGATATTGACCATGCTTTAGGATTATATGAAATGATGATGGGAAATAGTCAAGCTGCTCCTCAAACATATAAAGCTACTATAAGTATTGATGAATTTGGACAAAGGAAGATGAAGTCAAAGCTTGCTGATGTAGAGGCAGCTTTAACTAGAATCGGTCAATTGGCTATACCTTTAATGCAACAGTTATATACTAGTGAAAAGATATTTAGAGTGATACAACCTAACAACTCTTTAAGTAAATATGTTATTAATAAAAAATTAGTAGATGATAAAACTAAAGAAATAAAGGTTATCAATAATATTACTATAGGCAAATATGATGTTATAGTTGTAGCAGGTTCTACGTTACCAAGTAATAGATATGCAGAGTTAGAGTTTTATATGGATGCATTTAGCAAAGGATTGATAGATAGACAAGAAGTTCTAAAGAAAACAGAAGTATTTGATATGGAAGGCGTTTTACAAAGAACTGATACTATAGAAAAATTACAATCGCAATTAAAAGGAGCTCAAGAACAAATTAAGAAGCTCAAAGGCGATATGCAATCTAGAGATAGAGAAGCAGTTAATTTAAGAAAAAGAATTGAAGTTGAGAAGTTTAAAGGAGAACTTGATGGTGTTGGTAATAAAGCCAAAGCAGCAGGGACTATATATGAAAAACGTCTTGACGATAGTTTAGCTACCATAAAGCAGCAAATAAGAGATGCTGCAAAACAAGTCGGCTCACCCTCTAAAGGTGGCAAAGAGGCAGCCAAAAGGAGAAAGAAATAATGTCAGAAGAAAATATACAAACGGACACCCCTCAGCAGAATACTAATGAACAGCAATACCAAAGTTTGGAAGAGGCTGTATTTGGTACAGAGGGCTCTGAAGCGAATATTTCAGAGGCTTTTACGACTGGTGAAGAAAGTGCACCTACAGCTCCACAAGGACAACCTGTAGAAAACACTCAAGAAGGTCAAGCGGAAGAAACAGTTAGCAATGATACAAAGAGGTATCAATATTGGCAATCTCAAGCTGATAAACTACAAAATGAATTAACTGAAGTTAAAAAACAGCAGAATCAACAAGTAGTGCAACAGCAACAAATGCAACAAGAACCTCAACAAACAGAGCAACAGTCTTTTCCACCACCTCCTCCTAAACCAGAAAGACCTAGAAGTTTTAATAGAGAAGAAGGTTATAATGACCCCTCTAGTGAAAGTGCTAGGTATTTAGATGATGTAGAGAGTTGGCGAGATGATATGAATGAATATAATAGCTTAAAGTCTGAATATAGCGCAGCAATAGTTCAAGAAAAATTCCAAAATATGGAAAATGAAAGAGTTCAAGCTGCACAAAGATTTCAAGCTGAGCAGCAAAAAACAGCAAAAATCAATCAAGTAAAGGAACATGTAATGGGACATTACGGGATGGATAATGCTCAAGCTGATGATTTCATGACAAAGATGTCAAATCCTAAATCATTAACAATCGACAATCTTGTTAGATTGTACAGATTGCAAAGTAATCAAACTCAAGGGCAACAAGCAGAAGCGCCAAGTGATTCTTTCACTCAAACGCAAAATGCTCAACAAATACCTTCCCCTATGGGAGTTATGCCTGGAGAGTCTAGTAATGATGCAAGAAGTGCAGAAGATAAGATTATGGATACAATGATAGGGAATTTTAACAGTAAAAACCCTTGGAAGTAATTTAATCGCCCTACCCGAAGGTCTACCAAGACAGCTGAGGACGGGCTAAATAAGGATGGAACAAAATGGGAACATTTTATTCAGGTCAAGCTGGTAACGATGTCGCCTCTAGTGTTGATATTAACGATACTAGACGTAAGTTTAACTTTGGCGAAAGAGTTGCAGAGCTTGCACCAGTACAAAGTCCATTCTTCGTATATTTATCGAAGGTGGCAAAAAAAGCTACTAATGACCCTGTGTTCAAGTTTCTTGAGCAAAGACATCAGTGGCAAAGACGTAACTTCGAAGTTCATTCAACTGGAGCTGATGTATTAGCAGATGCTTCTCAAATAACAGCTAATGGTAGTAATACTTTAGCTGCAGGAGAAGATTTGCTTTTAACTTGCAATTATGACGAATATGGCAAGATAAGCAGCGGTTCGAATTGTAACTTCGTAATACCTGGAACAGTATTAGCGCTTAAAGCTGATGATGGTAATGTTTACAGATTTAAAGTAGCAGAAGACGCAGTGCAATTAGCAAGCGGAACTGGTACTTATTCTGCAACATCACCTGCTCAAGGTGAAATTTATCATGAAACAGATACTGGTATCACTACTGTATCTGCTGAAGCTTTAATCTGTATAGATACAGTGCCTGTTGACACAGCTATTTCAGCTGGTAACAAAGGTCAAGTACTTGGCAGTGCATGGGCTGAAGGAACAGATAGTCCTGTTGGTTGGGAAGATAAGTTATATGACAGAGAAGGATACTGTCAAATCTTCAAAACTGGTATGAATATCTTTTCTGGAACAGCTTTAGCTACTGAATACAGAGGTATTGCTAATGAGTTTCAAAGAATATGGCAAGATAAGTTAATGGAACATAAAATGGATATTTCT